ACCTCGTGAACGTCCCTGGCACGCTGGCCGACTCGATGCCCTCGGCGTACCCGTCGCGCTCGGTCGAGGTGGCCTACAACTTCCGCACGCGGGACGGTCGGGTCCACCGGCGCGTGCTCCAGGCGGTCGCGCTGCTCGGGGCGACCCCGCCGGCGATCCGCGATCTGGACGACCTGGCGGTCTCCCACGCGTCGGCCGCTCCGCCGGACGACGAGCCGGTGCTGGTCTACTGCTCGGCCCTGGACGACGCCGGCATCCCACCATCGGTGCCGCCGGTCCTCCACGATGACGCTCGTGCCTCAACGACCGGACCGGGAGGTCCCATGACCACCGCCATTCCTGCTGCCCTGCTGACCAAGCTCGGGCTGGCCGAGGACGCCGACGAAGCCGCGGTGCTCGCCGCGATCGACGCGCTCGGTGCCGCTCCGCCGGCCGCGCCGCCAGCGCCACCGGTTGCTCCGGTCGTTCCGATCGGAGAGGGAGCCGGTCGGCACTCTGCGCCGGAGCCGCCGGTGGCTTCCATCGCGGCCTCCGAGGGCGTGGTGCTCACCCCGGCTCAGGTCGCCACGTTCTCCGAGATGGCCATCCAGCTCCAGACCCTCCAGGAGCGCGATGCTGCTCGGTCGGTGGCCGAGTCCAACGCCCGAATCGACGGTGCGATCCACCGGTTCTCGGCCGACCCGGTCGATGGTGGTCGCGTCACCCCGGTGACGGAGCCGCTGTGGCGGACCCAGCTCGCCCGGGACTTCGACGGCACGGTGGCGCTGCTCTCGGCCTCGCCGCGGCTCTACTCGCCGGTGTCGGTCGGTGCGGTGCTCGGCGGTGACGTGCTCGGGGCTCCCGAGCCGGCTGGCACCGCCCACGAACGTGCGCTGGCTACTGCGAAGCAGCTCGGCCTGCGCGTCTACGAGACCCCCAAGGGAGCCTGACCCCGATGGCCAACACCGACAACCTGCCGTACATCAGCCCGGCCGAGATTCCTACGGCGATCGCGGCTGCCGCGGTGGTCTCTCGCCGGTTCGTCAAGATCGCTCCCGGCGGGGTCGGCAACCGACCCAAGGTCGTCCACGCTGCGGCTGCGACCGATGTCCCGTTCGGCGTCTCGATGACCGACGCGCTGCTCGGCAAGGACGTCGGCGTCTGGCGCGCCGGCGTGGTCCCGGTCGAGGCCGGCACCGCGCTGACTGCTGGCGCCACGGTCGGCCCTGACGGCACCGGCAAGGCAGTGGCCTCCGGCGCCAATGCTGTCTGGGGCGTCGTCACCGCGGACTGCGCATCCGGCGATTCCGCTCCTGTCGCACTGATGATCGGCTGAGAGGCAGACCATGACCGCACCCGTCGCTCCGCCGCTGTACCCGAACCTCCCGGGTGCTCCGCAGATCGTCAACAACTACATCTACCTCGACCGCTGGGCGAAGAACCCGACGGACCTGACGACGCTGGTGAACATCACCACGCTGCCGCGGTTCATCAGTCCGTACCTGTTCCGGTCGGCCTCGGCCGCTGGTGGCGCGGTGCTCTACAACGTCTCGACGATCCCGCAGGCGTTCATCGACGCGAACCCGAACCGGCAGCCGGGCGAGATTGCGAACGGCGCCGAGTTCCCGATCGTCAACGTCACCGATCTGCCCGAGCAGGTCGCGACGGTCACCCACTACGGCGGCATGTTCCCGGTCACCTACACCGAGGCTCGGCGGGCCAACTACGACGTGATTTCTCGTGGTCTGACGAAGCTGGGCAACACCCTGGTCAAGCTCTCGGACGCCCGGGCGCTGGGCGTGTTCGCCGCCACCTCGACGGTTCCTCGGGTGCCGGCTGCCGCGCTCTGGACGGCCGCGGGCCAGAAGGCCATCGCCGACATCCTCTCGGGCATCGTCGCCATCGAGGGCGCCGACATGGGGTACGTGGCCGACACGATCCTCCTGCACCCGACGACGGCTGCGATCCTGCTCTCGATCCCCGAGGTCATCCAGCGGATGCCGCGCGAGAACGTCGCGTACAACCCGATCTTCATGAAGCAGCTCCCGTCGATCATGGGGCTGAACGTCGTCACCTCGACGCAAGCCAAGACGTCGGAGGCGATCATCACCTCCTCGCAGATCGTCGGTGCGGTCGCCGAGGAGATTCCGCAGTACTCGCGGGTCGTGGACGAGGCTCGGGTCGAGACCTACTGGGTGCAGTCGGCTCGGTTCGACATTCCGTTCATCACCGACCCGCTGGCGGCCTACGTGATCACGGGGGTCGCTGCCTGATGCCTCCGACGGCTCGGCGCGGGGTCCAGATCGGCGAGGGCTCGGAGCCTGTCGCCCAGGTGAACCCCGACCCTCCGCGGTCGCCGGGCTCCGGTGTCGATGTCGACCCGCACGTGCGGGTGGAGAACGTGGCGCCGCTGGTGCCGGCGATCCCGCTGGAGGGTGCTGTGCCGATCGGCATGGAGCAGTTCCTGGTGCTGGACACCGAGCCGGACGAGTCCTCCTCGGGCGAGTTCAAGGGCTGGCACGAGCCTCCGGTGGTGCTGACGGGTGTGCGGCATGAGTTCGAGCCCGACGGCAACGAGTACGTGGTGCTGGCGCGGCCCTGGGTGAACGTGGTGCTGGCGGATGATCGGTTCGTCACCGGTCGCCGGGGCGACGTGATCGTGGTCTCGGCCGACACCGCTCGCCGGGGGCTCGAGACCGGGACGATCGTGCCGGCGGCAGAGTTCTCGTCCGTCTAGACCCCCGGGAGGGCAGATGACCGGCCCAGTCGCTCTCTGGCCACCCGACGATCTGAGTAATCCGTTCGGCCTCACGGTGGCCGACGTGCACCGGCTGGTGCCGTACCGGCAGCTTCCCTCGGTGCCGGGCGCCGGCTTCCCGGCTGGGACGGTCGTGCTCTCGACCGAGGACATCGAGGCGTGGATCGCGCAGCTCTCGGGCGACCTGCTCGGGCGGATCGGTACCGCGGCGCCCATCTTCGTGCTGAACCCGCCGACCTGGAATCAGGTCTGGCTGATGTGCCGCGACGCCGTCTCGAACGGGGTGGCCTCGTACTGGGAGGCCGCGTTCTACCCGGAGCGCTCGGGCGTCAACGACACCTCGTACTCGGGCGTGCTCTGGCAGCGCTACCTCCGCTCCATCGACGCGATCGACAAGCTGGTGGGCACGCTGCTCTCCCAGTCCGACGGGGGCGCCGGTGCCGGCGGTGGCGAGCCTCCGCTCTACGTCGAGGGTGCCGGCTGGATCAGCTCCCTGTTCCCTCCGGTCGCGTTCCCGGATGCCATCCGATGGTGACGGTCTCGATGAACGTGAACGGGACGCAGCAGCTCCAGCGGACCCTTCAGCGGTGGGTGGACGCGACGACGGACCTGCGGCCGGCGTTCGAGCTCGTGGCCGACGCGTTCGCCAAGCTGGAGCTGGCCCAGTTCGTCACCGAAGGTGCTGCCGGCGGTGAGCCGTGGGCGGCGCTGTCGCCGTCCTACGCGGCCCGGAAGGCGCGCACCCACCCCGGTCGGCCGATCCTGGTGCGCTCGGGCGACATGCGGCGTGACTTCACCTCTCGGCCGTTCGGCGTGGAGCGGATCAGCTCCGACACGATGGTGCTCGGCTCCTCGCTGGCCTACGCCCGGTATCACCAGACGGGCACTCCGCGGATGCCGCGCCGGCCTCCGGTCAACCTGACCGAGAAGCAGCGTCGGGCGCTGGTCAAGGTGATCCAGCAGTGGATGGTGGCCCAGACCTCAGCCGGCTCTCCGCGGGCACGCTGATGGCCTGGGATGGCGGTCCTGCCCGGGCGGTGTCCCTGACCGCAGAACGGCTCTCAGAGCGGCTGCCCGGACTCCTGTCGAAAGCTCGTCAGTCCTACGGCTGGACGGTCGAGGACATGCCCAATCCGGTCGTGCACGCCGACTGGCAGCCGGCGGAGGTCGGCCTCGACCTGATGCCCTCGCTCTGGGTGTCGGAGATTCAGACCTCCGCCATCACCGGGCCCTCCCGGGCGATGCCCTCGGCGGTGGAGAACGTCATTGCCTGGCGCTACCTGATCGGGGTCGACGGCTACCTCCGGGACGTGAACGCGCAGCGGCTCGCGGTCCAGCGTCGCGGGCTGGTGCTCGCGGTGCGGACGGCCCTGCTCTACCAGCCCGGGCTGGCGGTGCCGGCCTCGGCCGATGTCAACCCGTACTACTCGGCCACGGTGCAGCAGGCTCTCTGGCAGGAGCGGTACTCCAACATCGGCACGCCCGGTCCCTCGGGCGTGGTCGGCGGCTTCAACATCGCGCTCCAGCTCGACGCGGAGGAGCAGCTCGACACCTGGCAGCCGACGCAAGGTCAGGTCGACTGGATCAACGCGAACGTGGTCCCGATCCCGATCCGGGTGCCCATGCCGTGACCTCCCACCCTCGGCGCGCCGGGTCGTCCATGCTGTCCGACGTGACCATGCACCGGCTGTTCAATCCTGGCCCTTCTCCGGTCGTGCTCGACTCCGACGGCCATCAGCTGGGCGTCGGTGCGTTCGTCGACGCGGAGGTCAAAGACCCGGTCACGGCTCGGCTGATCGAGCGCGGCTCGGTGCTCGACAAGGGCACGACGGCGAAGGCCGAGAAGGTAGAGAAGGAGTCCTGACATGCCGGTCGGCGTTCAGATTCGCACCAGCCTGCGCACGGGGCCGACGAACCCCACGGGCCCGGCGGTCTCGTCCTGGTTCGTGGCCGGCGTCACGGCGATGGGCCCGGTGGACGGGCGCATTCCCGCGGTCCACAACATCGCCGAGTACGAGGCGACGTGGGGTCCGCGGACCCCGGACACCGGCATCCTCTACGACCAGGCGATGACGTTCTTCGCCGAGGGTGGCGGGACGCTGTTCGTCGGTCGTGCGGTGGGCCCGGCTGCGGTCGCCGGTCACGTGGCGATCCCCAACGACTCCGCCACCACGCCCGAGGGCGCGCTGAACGTCACCGCGCTCAATCCGGGCACGGCCGACGCTGCTCGGCTCCGGGTCGACGTAGCCGTGGCCGGCCCGGTCATGACGGTCAAGGTCGTCCGCGACAACCAGGTGCAGGAGACGTTCGTGCGGGGCACGGTCGCCGATCTGGCGACGGCGATGGGCTCCTCCCGGCTGGTCGAGGCGCACTCGCTCGGTCCGGTCGATGCTGCTGCCCTGCTCGAAGCCGGCTCCTATGCGCTGGCCGGCGGCACCGACGACAACGCTGGGGTCGTCCTGGAGACCCTGAACCAGGCGCTCCTCCGGTTCGGCGACGACTACGGCCCGGGCGCGGTCTCGGTGCCTGGCTACACCGCGGACGTGATCGCGGGCATGCTCGCCGGCCACTGCGCCGACAACTTCCGCATCGCCATCACCGCTGGGCAGCAGGGCGCGGCCATCTCGGAGCTGGCGGCGCTGGCCTCCGGTGCGGCTGCGCTGGGCGAGTTCGGCGGGGTGTTCGCTCCCTGGGTCATCATCCCCGACGGCTCGGCCACCCGGACGATCAGTCCCGAGGGCTACATCGCCGGCGTGCGGGCTCGGGCGTTCTCGATCGAGGATCAGTTCTGGCAGGTGCCGGCCGGCCAGCGGGCGCTCGCTCGGTTCGTCCGCGGCACGGATGTGGTCTACGACATCGATGACATCAACGAGCTGGCCGACGAGTACAAGGTCTCGGGCATCGTCACCCGGCGCGGTGCGGTCTACCTGTACCAGTACCGGTCGCTGTCCACGAACGAGCAGCAGTGGGAGCTCTTGCAGTCGCGCGACACGGTGAACGCGCTGACGGCTCGGTTGTCGACCGCGCTGGAGCCGTTCGTCTGGGATGTGATCGACGGTAAGCACCAGTTGGAGTCCTCGGTGCTCGGGGCGATGGTCGGTGTGCTCCAGCCGGTGGCGGACCAGAACGGGCTCTACGCCGAGTACGACGAGGACGGCAACCAGATCCATCCGGGCTACGTGGTCGCCGCCACCTCGACGGCGGACCAGTTGGGCCGCAACACGATCGCCGCTACCGCGTCGGTCAAGCTGTCACCCTTCGCCGCGCTGATCGAGATCGAGCTGGTCAAGGCGTCGTTCACCGCGCCGCTGGTCTGACGGGAGTCACGTAATGGCAGGTACGTCCGGTGTCCGGTACTTCAAGGTCGAGGCGCACGCCCACGACGGGAAGCTGGCGCTCGGCCGGTTCGCGTCGTTCTCCGGCGGGGAGCCGACGGTGACGATCGGCACGGCCTGGAACGGCGGGATCAAGGTGCCCGACCGCACCCAGTCTCGGCCGGTCTACGGGAACATCACGATCGGCCGGCCGTTCTCCCCCAACCGCGACCGGAAGTACGTCCGTGCTCTCATCGCTGCGATCGGGACCGAGCGGGTGTTCACGATCACGAAGCAGGACTTGGACGCGAATGACGTCGTGATCGGCAAGCCGGACACCTGGATCAACTGTCTGATCGTGCGGGTCGGCGAACCTCCCTACACCGAGGACGACTCCTCTCCGGCCCACTGGGAAATCGAGTTCGCTCCGCAGTCGCGGGCCTGACGCGCTCGGTCTCTGCCCTCGGGGTGGCACGATCGGTCCACACCGAGACCCTGGGAGGGCCGCCATGCCTGTTGCCTATGACGATGACGACGCCGGCGACACCGGCTACGCCGACGAGTCGGACCTGGAGTCCGTGCTCCTGGGCGACGACAACAACGTCAAGCCGGGGTCGCTGCTGGCCTCGGTCGCCCGCAAGGCGGCGACCTACGTCGCGAAGCCGACCCGGATCGAGGTGCCGGCGGTCGCGGGTCTGTTCGCGGAGTACGCGACCACGCTGGAGACGCGACAGATCGCCCGGCTCCGGGCTGCCGCGGATCGCCACCCGGACAAGAACGCGCGGGCGTTCCGGTTCAATCTGCTGCTGCTCGCCCACTACAACACCGGGCTGTACCTGAACGGCGAGCCGATCACCGATGGCGACGGTTCGCTGTCGACGTTCCGGTCCCGCGAGCTCTGGGAGCAGTTCGGCGACACCGTGCAGGACTCGGCGGCTGCGGTCTATGAGATGTTCGGCAAGAACGACTTCGCCGTGATCCAGGCGGCCTCGGCGCTGATGACCGACGCCGGGATCGACACCGAGCTGTCTCGCCAAGACCCTTCCTGACCCGGGCTGCTCGGGCGATGCAGGACGACCCGGACCTGCAACTAGCCGCTCGGCTGGCGTACACGTTCCACCTCGACCCGGTGGCGGTCCTGAACGACTGCTCTCCGGTCCAACTAGCCGCGCTCCTGGCCGCCCACAATGTGGTGGCCGTCGACCAGCGGACGGCGGCCGAGGAGCAAGCTCGGATGCTGGCCGAGGCGCGTAGGCAGAGGTGATGGTGTGGCGGGCAGCGACGACGAGGAAGTAACCCTGACGTTCACGGTCAAGGGCTCCGAGGTCGCGGTCCGGCAGATCAAGTCTGTGGAGGCGGCCACGGGCCACCTCGATACCAAGACGAAGGCGACGACGACCTCCTCGGCCGCGGCCTGGGACAAGTACTCCCGGGCCACCGAGGGCCACCTCAACCGGATGGCTCGCTCGCTGGGCGCGCCAGGCGTGGCCGCGGATGCCATGTCGCAGAAGGTCGCCGGCTCGCTGACCCGGCTCGTGACCCAGATGCGCTCCTCCTCGACCGGTCTGGCGGCTGCGGCCGGCACGGTGGGCAAGAGCGCGGCCTCCTCGTTCGAGTCGTCGTTCCTGGGCGGCCTGTCCGGCATGTTGTCGAAGGCCAAGGGAATGCTCGGCGGCCTCGGCGGGGCACGTGCCGGCGCCGCTGGCGCCACGGCGGGCGGTGCCGGCTCCTCTGCTGCCGGCGCGGCCGGTGGCGCGCTCCTGGGCGGTCTCAGCCGGGGAGCGATGGTCGGGCTCGGCGTGGCCGGCGCGGGCGTGCTCGGTGCGGGCGCGCTGGCGGCCTGGGGCACGGGCGGCATGCAAGGTGCCTCGGATCAGGTCGAGTTCCGCAACCAGACCGATGCCCTGCTCGGGAAGGGCACGGGCGATCGGATCGTCGGCAAGGGCGGTTCGTTCGCCGATCGGAACCGGCTCGCGAAGACGATGGGTCTGTCGAACACCGAGTACCTGAAGTCCTACGGCGGGTTCTCGGGGCAGCTTCTCGGTGCCGGGCTGTCCAAGAGCGCGGCGGCCCAGCAGGCGGCGACGCTGGTGCAGGGCGCGGCCGACCTGGGCTCGTTCAAGAACGTGTCGTCACAGGACGCGGCCGAGCGGCTGTCCGCCGGGGTCCGCGGCGAGTTCGACTCGCTGGACACGATCGGCATCATGCTCAACCAGTCCCAGGTCGACAAGCAGGCTCTCTCGATGTTCGGGAAGAAAACCCAGCAGCTCGACATCGACAAGCAGGTGCAGGCTCGGGTCGCCGCGATCCAGCAGTCGGCCGGCTGGAAGCAGGCCCAGGGCGACTTCACTCGCTCGCTGCCCGACTCGCTGGAGGGGCAGAAGAAGGTCGCCGGCGCCGAGCTGGCGAACGCCCAGGAGCGGATGGGCGATCTGCTGAACAAGATTCTCGGCGCGGTGATGCCGCTCGCCGAACCGCTGATCGGGATTCTGGATGCCTCGATCAGCGTGCTCGCGCCGCTGCTGAAGATCATCGCGGACGCGATCAAGCCGCTCGCCGAGGCGATCGCGTGGATTCTGGACAAGATTCGCGGCACGGTCGAAACGGCGACCGGCATGGCCTCTCGGGCGGTCGGCAACATCCCGATGACTCCTCGCGAGTCGGCCGAGCAGTCCATCGCCGGTGCGGTGGCCGCCAAGCAGGGCAAGACCGATGCCGAGGTGGTCGCTGCTGCGAAGGGTGAGGACAAGACGCACGGTGGCTACCTGAGCGACCTCGGGTTCGCCGCCGGCGGCACGGTTCCGGGCTGGTCGCCGGGGATCGACAACATGCTGGTGCCGCTCTCGGGCGGGGAGGGCGTGCTGACCCCGGAGACGGTCTCGATGCTCGGCGGCTCGGCCGCGATCGACCGGCTCAACATGCACGGGCTCCGCCGGCGTGGTGGTCGCGGCTATGCGAACGGCACGGGCAACGCCCAAGCTGCGGCGGGCATGTGGGGCCAGTCCAAGGGCGCGCTGGGCGCCATCCAGGGCATCTTCCAGTCCCTGGCTCCGGCCGCTGCCGGCGGGGCTGCTGGCGCGCCGGGGGCGGGCTCCGCCGGCGGCTACACCGGTGCGCTGGGCGGCGACCTCGTGGTGCAGGACGGCGTGGTGACGGAGGCCTCGTTCCTCTCGTATGCCGCGGCGGCGCTGAAAGCCAAGGGGATGAATCCGGCCGACGCGATCCACCTGCTCCGGCAGGCGCAGCACGAGTCCTCGCTGCGGGTCACCGCGATCAACAACACCGACAGCAACGCGCAAGCTGGGCACCCGTCGCAGGGCATCCTCCAGTTCATCCCTTCGACGTTCCAGCAGTACGCGGAGCCGGGGCACACCAACTTCCTCGACCCGCGCGACCAGATATGGGCGG